AGATCCAGATGGTGGCTATCGTAGGATAAATGGATTTACATTATTTGGCGGTAGTAGTGCAGCTAGACCTAATACAACACAAGACGTATTAGGTTGTTTTGTATATGCAGACGGTGTTATTGTTTGTTCAGGCACTGATATATTCTTTAGCATTGATGGCACTAGTTGGCTGCAAATAAACAGAGACTCTGTAGCAGGAAGTGGAGATAACTATACGGCCTTTACAGGACGTTCTGCTTTAACAAGATCAAGCCAAGGACAGTGCCAGTTTGTTCTTTTTGAAGGCGCTACGTTTGACTACGGCGAAGTTATTATTGCTGATGGAGCAAACAAGCCTTTCTTTTTTAGAATGGAAGGCACAGGTGGATTAAGCTCACGTACTTTCTTTGCGGGTGAAATAACAGTAGATGGTACTAACGGCGTAAAATACATCACAATACATGACCATCATCTAATAGCAGCAGGAGTACAAAACAATTTAAATACTGTGTACTACAGCGTATATAATGATCCCGATAACTTTTCAGGTTCAGGAGCAGGTTCTGTAGTTATATCAGATCAAATACAAGGTATACGAGGATTCCGTACAGATCTGATTGTATTTGCTAAAAACAGTTTACATAAGTTAATTAACATTAATGATTCTAGCTCTATCCGAATAGATCCCATTACAGAAAACGTAGGGTGTCTATCAGGATATAGTGTGCAAGAAATTGGCGGTGACCTAGTATTTTTAAGTCCAGACGGTATTCGTACTGTTGCAGGTACGGCACGTATTGGTGACGTTGAACTAGGTAGCGTCAGTAGACAGATACAAAGTATTATAGGAGATCTTGCGGCTTCTATTAATACGTTTACTATTGATAGTTGTGTGCTTCGGTCTAAGTCTCAGTACCGTTTATTTTATACTGAGCCTACTTTATCATCTACCTTATCAAAAGGTATTATAGGCACATTAACATCAAATGGGTTTGAATGGGCTGAAACAATTGGAATACAGGCTATGGGCCTTACAACAGGGTTTGATAATAACGGTGTTGAAAAGGCATACCACGGTGACAAAGACGGTTACATTTATAATCATGATACTGGAGACTCTTTTAACCCAGCAGGAACAGCAGCAAACATAGAAGCAATTTATCAGACCCCTAACTATGATTTTGGAGATATTGGAACTCGTAAAACATTAAAGTATGTAAGGATGTCGTTTAGTCCTGAAGGCTCTTGTCAGCCCACTTTACGTGTTAGATACGATTATGAAAACACAGACATTCCACAGCCTGTAGATTACACGCTAAGTAATATTCCTCTTCCAGCTATCTTTGGATCAGGTGTATTTAATACAGCAACCTTTGGAGCTACAAACGACCCAATGGTACGACAAGCGGTAGAAGGCAGTGGCAATACTTGTAGCTTTAGACTACAGAGTATAGATAAAAACGCACCCTATTCAATTAATGGATTATACATAGATTATATGCCATCAGGCAGGAGATAAGATTAATGGCTCAAACTTACACACGACAAAGTTCTTTCTCTGATGGAGATACAATTACAGCGGCGTTGTTTAATGACGAATATAACCAATTAGTAAACGCCTTTAGTTACTCTAGTTCAGATGCGTCATCTACAGGACACAGACACGATGGCACTGCTGGACAAGGCGGTAATATTCATACGATTGGTGATTTAGATTTTCTTAACAAGATTGTAGTTGATTCTACTAATAACAGATGGGGTGTGTATGTTGAAGTTTCGGGGTCTGCGGTTGAACAGATTCGTATACAAGATGGAGCTATTGTTCCTGTTACTGACAATGATATTGATCTTGGCACATCCTCACTTGAGTTTAAAGACTTATATCTGGACGGAACAGCTACAGTTGACACTCTTGCAGTTGATGTCAACGCCACGGTTGCTGGAACTCTAGGAGTTACTGGAGCTACTACTCTTAGCTCAACATTAGGCGTAACAGGCGCTGCTACACTTTCAAATACTCTTGCGGTTACTGGAACCACAACACTTACAGGTAACGTAACAACTACTAATGATTTGAGTGTAGGCGGGAACCTGACAGTTACAGGTACTACTACGTTCAATGGTGGCACAATCACTATGGGTGACGCAGCCACAGACAACGTTGTGTTTGGTGCAGATGTAGACTCTCATATTATTCCAGATGATGATGACACTTATGATCTTGGAAGCACTACACAGCAGTGGCGAAATCTTTATATTGATGGAACAGCAGAGATTGATACACTAAGTCTCAACGGAACTGCTGTAACGTCTACTGCTGCTGAACTAAATATCTTAGATGGTGTTACTGCAACTGCGGCAGAACTAAATATCTTAGACGGTGTTACGTCCACCGCAGCAGAGCTGAATCTGCTTGATGGTTCTACAGCAAACACTGTTGTAAATAGCAAAGCTGTTATATATGGATCTAGTGGAGAACTAGCAGGTACACTTTCTACAGCGGCTCAAACTAATATTACAAGTGTTGGTACGCTTACATCTCTTACTGTAGATGACATTACTATTGATAGCTCTACTATATCTGATTCTGGTAATTTAACCATTGATGTTGGTGGAGACATTATTCTTGATGCTGATGGGAGTCAAGTTTATATAAAACATGATGGCACAGAAAGATTTAGATTTGAACTAGACGCTACCCCAGAACTAGCGACAACAGGCGGTAATTTTAGACTTCGTAACGACACCTCAGATGCTGACATATTATTCATAGGCAACGATGGTGGCTCAACAATTACAGCCCTTACGCTGGATATGTCAGAAGCAGGGGCCGCTACGTTTAATTCCACTGTTACTGCAAACGCTGGAGTCGTTGTAGACAACATCACGATTGATGGCACAGAGATTGATTTGTCCTCTGGCGATCTCACCCTTGATGTGGCTGGCGACATCATCCTTGATGCCGATGGCGCGGATATTATCTTCGCTGACGGAGGAACGCAGTATGGGTTTATAGGAAACTCAAGCAGTGATATGGTTATCAAGTCGCAAGTGCAAGATAAAGACTTGATATTCAAAGGCAATGATGGCGGTAGTACCATCACAGCCCTTACGCTGGATATGTCAGATGCGGGTACAGCCACTTTTAATCATGACATAAAACTTCCCGATAGCGGTAAAGCAGTCTTCGGTGCTGGTGATGACCTACAGATTTATCACGATGGTTCTAATAGCTTTATTCGTGACGCAGGTACAGGAAATCTTGTAATAAGAGGTACGAATCTTAATCTGCAAAAAGATGGCGGCGAAAGTTACATCACAATGGTTGCAGACGGTGCTGTTTCTCTTTTTTACGACAACGCAGCAAAACTAGCCACAACCTCCACAGGCATTGACGTAACTGGGACGGTGACTTCTGATGGTTTGACTGTTGATGGTGATTCTAACCTCACAAATACTTCGGCAGGAGCCTCTGCTTTTGCTCTTGTCCTGCAAAATCAAAGCAGTGACACGTCAACCGCAGTAGAGCTTGGATTTGACAACACAACGACAGCCGACAAGACATCCTCGCTGACAAAAATAGGCGCTGAAAGAGTTAACAGCCCTCATTCCGGTGACACTGACCTTTACTTTAAGACTCAGACTAACGGTGGTTCTGTTCAAAGAATGAAGATCGCGACAACAGGCGACATCAGTTTCTACGAAGACACAGGTACGACTGCGAAGTTTTACTGGGACGCTTCCGCAGAGTCGCTGGGTATCGGTACGACGAGTCCTGCTACAGAGCTTGAGGTAAACGGCGACATCGGCATCGGACGTTCAGCAGGCGGTTACACATTTAGAGAAGTCGTAGGCGGCGGCGAAAGAGCTAGTCTGAAGTCTAATTCTAGCAATGAGTTGGTGTTTAGCATCGGCGCTGCAAGCGAAGCCATGAGAATTGACTCCAACGGCGCTGTTCAAATTTCAAACGCCACACCAACTCTTAAATTCACCGACACCGATAACAACTACGACGCCACCATACAAGGTCTAAGCGGCTCTTTAGTTTTGACCGCAGATAGTGGGGGTGAGTTTGGTACTGAGTCTATACAATTTAAGACTGGTGCTACAGAGCGTGTCCGTATCTCGGCAGACGGCACTTTGTCCACGAGCACCTCCGGCACAAACAACTTACGTCTAGGTTCTGGCGCTGGTGGGGCTATAGCTTCTGGTGGTAACTACAACACAGTAGTAGGTGACAGTGCTGGCGCAGCGATTACTACGGGTGACAACAATACCGCTCTTGGTTATCAGGCACTTACCGCAAACACCACTGGCGGGTCAAACACTGCATTAGGTTTGCAGGCATTAAAATCAAACACCACAGGAGATACTAACGTAGCAGTTGGTAGGGTAGCGTTGGAAGATGCCACGACAGCA